CAGCCAATCCGTTTCAAAATGAATTTAGAACCGTGAATACCCGACCCCAGCAGCGCCAGGGTCCGAGTGGCGACCTATTCGCAGATGCAGCAGACACCAGGAGTAAAAAACTCCGCTATTAAATATGGACGAATACTTCCGCGACCCGGGTTCCGCGGCCATAATTGCAGCCGGTCTTACCGCTTTATACATTCACGGCAAAGCTCGACTCAATGATGAGGGTACTCTCTCTACGAGCGCTTATGCCAAACCAGCAGCATTAATAGCTATACTAGTCTATTTTATCATATCTAACGGTTTAGGTAAACGTGAAACCATTTCTACCGACCCCTTTTGAGTAACTTAAAGATTAATCGCAACATATGTTATATATGACTTCCGTTACAGCGTTTAACGACATGATGGGCCAATTTCTTATGGAACTACACAAAACCTTCCCAGAAGAGAAGGGACTCAAAAAGTACATCGCTGCTTTTGAACTTATGAGATCCGCCAACGGCAAGATGATTGTCGATGGTTTCATGGAAAATGTCGCCCCTCATGTGGATAAGATCAACTCTAAGGATGAATCTTTCTTTCTTGAACACGCAGAAAATATTGAATTTCTCAAGGATATCAATCTTAAAAACTGCTGGCCCAAGGCGTCTACAGGTACTAAGGATGCTATCTGGCAGTATCTCCAAACGCTATACATGCTTGGTACTACTATCACATCAATCCCAGCGGACACACTTAGTATGATCGAGACGGTCGCCAAGCAGTGTGCAGATAAGCTATCAAACGAAGATGGCGAACTGGAAATCGATGAGAATAAGCTTATGCAGTCTATGCAGGGGCTACTCAGTGGTATGTTGAAAAAATAAACTAAGCATAATATAAATGGTCTCACTGTTTGTGGATCCAAAGCAGGTTGTCAGGTCTGATAAAATCACCGAATTCTGGCCCACCAATCAACAGACGAAAGTCGAAAGGGTAAATGCCACAGCACGATTTGTCATTTATGCGACGTGTATGTTGTATCTCATCAGACGAGATATGCGCATTTTTATATTAGGGGCTACGGTCCTCTCTGTTTTATACGTAATGGAAAAGTCTAAAATGATAAAGGGAAATAATGCGAAGAAGGAGACGTACGTTCCGGAGTGTCAGCTTCCCACGGTCGATAATCCTATGGCGAATGTTTTGATGAGCGACTATGATGGTCGTCCGGATCGTCCTTCGGCTTGTGGATATGAGACAGTTCGCGATGAAGTGAATCATATGTTATCAGGCCGTATTCCTTATGGTCCGCAAAAGTCCCGTTCTCCCATGCCAGATTCTCAACGAAATGCATTTTCTAGGCAGTTCGTTTCCGGTCCCGTGACGAATATTCCGGGTGATCAGACCGCTTTCGCGGAATGGTTATATGGTGAGAAAGGTGCCCCGATTTGCAAGTCGGACCCGAGTTTGTGTAATGTCAATGCCCGAGGGGTGCAATTAGAAGCTTTTGGTGGTTTAGATTCGAGTGGTGATATGCGTAGTGGTATGTTCGGGGGTTCTGGGAGAGGGGCTGGCACTGTCAGTTCGACTTTTGGATAGATGTCCAGCTTAGATAGATAATATTCTCATGTAATAATAAATGGCATATCAGCTTCAACCAGGATTGAAAATTGTCGAAAACCCCGCTCGCCCTCCCGTGTGTGCTACGGAAGAGGTATTCACTTACCCCCAGCCCAGTACCCTTAACTATGGTTCCAGTAGACCTAATACCATGTTATACGGTACCTCTCCTTTCATGGCGGGTAAGGGTGCCCCCGCTCAGTTTATCGAGACGAGTGACATGCTCCGCCCTCAATCCACGTCTAGATTTAACAAGGTCGTTGCTCAGACGTACGAACAAAATTTATTCCCTCTCCAAGACATGAAATGTAAGCTTCCTCTCAACACGGTACAATATGATCCCGTCAGCACCACAGCCGAAACTCAGAATATGCAGTTCATGAAGCGATATCCTGGTCAATAAAAATCTCTTCTAAAATTAAGAATGGCGGATCCACTTTCGTTAGTAGCTATCGCTGGATTGGCTTACGCAGGAAAAGTTTTAAGTGAAAAAAAGAAGACTGAGGAGTACAACTTGACCGTTCAACAGGCATCTATTCCCGTAATTCAGGAAGAGGTACCTAATGTCATGTCTCCCAAACCCGTTAGTTTATCTAATTTACCTGATTCAAAGGTTGAGATAAGTAATTTTTCGGATATTGCACCACAGGGGCGTTCGAGTGGTGGCGAAGTTTTAGAAATGCGTGATCGTATGTTCGACGGCGGTCGCATGAATAACCTTTCTCCTATTGAGAGGCAACAGGTGGGCCCGGGTATCGCAGTTGGTCCCGATGTTCCAGCAGCGGGTGGTTTCCACCAGATAGTACGCGTGAATCCCGAGAATGTGGGTGCGTATAGAATGACTACTTTACCTGGTAGAAGTGGTCCCGCGCACGATATTTTCGGTGGTCGACGTGGTAAGATGGGTGAGATTGCGAATAACCGCCCCGAAAAGACTGCATACCTCCCCGAGCGTCGCCCGGTTGCCGGTGCTAAGTCCCAGGGTTTCGGTGGTCATATTCCCAGAGGTGAGCATGTGAATGGTAAACGTATTACCAACCGTTCTATGACCGGTTCTCGTAACGACGGCCTCGGCTTTAACGGTGCTAAGCGTACTGTGTCCGCACTCCAACACGTAGCGGATCCCACTCGTAACAAGAAGGATGGTAACGTCGAACAATACAGGTACAACAACCAGCTTGCTCCCGGTATAAGCACTTTCTCTCATGGTCATGTCGTGGCTCCCGCTTCTCAACTCAGAGAATCTCAAGCTATGTCGCCTCAGCGTCCGTATACTTCAGAGGAGTTGTTTGCATACGGCTTCCGCCCCGACGACCGTCGTGGTAAGGCAAATAGACATGGTAATGCTGGTCGCATGAATGTTCGCGCGGGACCCCTTAACCAAGGTGGTATGCCTACGGCTATGCGGTTCGATACTACTCGCATTGATGGTCGCACGGGTCCTCTTAACGGTGGATGGACGCAGCAGTACGATAACAATAAGTATTACAACTTCAATCACTACAAGGGCAACGCCAACCCATATGCCACAGATTACAGTCTCAACGTGGCCAAGCAACAGCTTCAGAAGAACCCACTCACTCAACAGATCATGTAAACAATTTCATATTTTGCATAAACACACTGATTAAAATATATCCCCTTATTTTAATGAGCGTACACACGTTAGACATAGATAGTGGAGAACGCGATCCTGTAGCGTATCCCAATCCAGGGGATTATGTCGTCGAATTGAAAAATCCCATATACAACGTCTCTAAGATATCACTGGTATCGGCTCGTATCCATGCGAGTCAATTGCTTATAAACGACAGAAATAACACGTTTTCGGTTAATGGTACCACCATAACGTTACCTAATGAAAATTATAGTGGAAACGAATTGGCGAGTGAACTATTATCTAAATTTCAGACTGGCTCGTTACCTATTTCAACTGTAACGTATGATAAGAGTAAGAATGATTTAACATTTGGGAGTACTACGGGTGCATTTACATTTGAGTTTTACGGTGGAGATAACGGGTTTGATACCGGTTCAGAAGGATTAACGACACCGCATGATATTTTGGGACTTCCTGCAAGTAACGTAGCGTCGGTGAATAACACTCTCACGACTGGAAGTATAAATCTTCAGGGTCCGGATGCACTCATACTGAAAATAAGTAGCGGTGCAGAAGAATTGAATAAGACGGTATATTCCGACACACCTTTCTACACTGGTCGAATCCTGATGTGTGGAGACGTCATTAATTATTCTGGTGTAGACGATACCGTGGAACACAATTTCCAATCGGGTTCACAAAATATATCGAAACTGCGTATTCAATTCTTTTACAGTAGTAATAATCGATTGATTCCATATGATTTTAGAAACGCGAATCACGTATTAAAATTATCAATCGACGGTGCAGTTGATAAATTATCGAGAGTTCCTATGGTAAAAAAGGGTACAGAATTACAAAATGAAGAACGTACTGAAGGATACCGTCTTCCGCCAAATATTCAAGACAGGGTTGATGACCTGAATAAATGGAATGGGTTTGTTTATATATTTTTAATCATACTTACCGGCTGTTTCTTCATGGTATTCACTAAGCCCCGAAAGTTTAGCGAGTAACCGCGTAGACGGGAGCAACGGGCTTCCTGACGCGAGTAGACACGCGAGAGATGATCATGTAGACGATCACGGAAAGAAGAGTGGTGAAGAGAGCGGTGAGCGCATAGTTCATGCCGCCGTTCTTCTGAACCTTGACGACCTGGTGAATGGACCAACGAACGACGTCCATCCAAGAAAGAGCCGCGGCGAAGGAGAAGCCAGCGACGACGGAGTTGAGGGACTGAGCCTCAAGCTCGCGGGAGATCGCGAGGACGGTATCGACAGCGATATCGGAAGACATTTATTGTATGCATAGATTTTATTCTGGTAGCAAATCTTCGACGATCAATAATTTTTTGTATGTATTCTTATTGTATCCTCTGATATCGCCCTTCCTGGGTGTATCAGATTCCGAATCGGAATCCGAATCTGACCCAGATTCCGAAGACTCGTCGACCGCCTTAAAACTTTTGTAATTAGAAGTCGTCCATCCCTGAAGAGGTGATGTGTCCATTACTATCAATCGCATTTTTTATCATTTCTTCTGACGGATTGGTCGGATTCCAGCCCTCCCATGCGTCATACGCCTCATTGATTTTCATATAAAGTTCCTCTGTTCCTGAATACGGGGCGAATGGGGGTTCTTCCTCCTCATCAACTGTCTCTATTTCCTCTTCATCCTCAGATTCCTCCTCTTCGTAAATCTCGGGGAAATACGATCCAATCTGCTGACCCACTGTATTCATCGCGCAGTATTTTAAACAGTATTCCATATCCTTCGCTAAAATTATATCTCGACCACACGCTTTAGCGTACTGTCCTGATAAAACGACGGCGTGTTCCATGACCGGTTGCATTATGTTAATTGCTGATTCCACCATTTGGGAAGATAACTTTTCCGCTGCCTCCATTGATTCGGAGTATATTATTAGAGAGTGCGTAAACTCTAAGCTCTCTTTTAAAAGTCGTTTCACTATTCAGTTTCAGGTTTATGATTTGTTCCTTAATAGCACTGAAATTGCGCTGACCCGTTGGATACCACTTCTCGGGTTCTAATGCAAAGCTATACGAGTAAAACCGTCTGAATAATTGAGTTCTCGAGTGATGGATACCACTCTGTACGGCCCTGAGATGTACGACATTTCCGGTCACTTCATCGAGAATTGTTTCATTATCCAAAACCATCCCTAAACTGATGAGATGTTCATAGTTCACATATTTACCACTGGATCCTGGTGGGTATATTTGAGAGACAAAATCATAATCAAATGTGCTTATAAAACTCGCAACTGGTAGGGGAATATTCACAATGACAAAATATAACTCTTTTACAGGGTTCGTGAAATCCATTTTAAAATTGTACTCATCCGTACCTTCGGAACTAGAGACCGGAATTTCAAACGTATCCCGTTGAAGCTGTGTGATGATGTAGTCGCGATTACTTTTCTTAATCGCCTGTCGTTCTGGGTCGTTAAGTTGAACCATCTCGGTGTGTAAACGCATGGATTCGATACCGAATCGAGACGTGTCACCAATACCAGCTATATTTATGTTTATCTGTCCACCCATACCAGGATGTTGTTGACAGTAATAATATAACGTACTCGGTGTATCACTGTTTACGGTGAACGTCAACGTGGTCGTGACGGAATCGTTTGCAGATGATTGGTTATTCGTGTAGTCTGCATACGGCGGAATGGCCCCCGCGTGAATTCCATTTGCACCCACAGAAAACTTAAACGGGTGGTTCGTTTGTTGCACTGTTCCAAATTGAAACGTGTATGTACGACCATACTGCAATTCGAGGGTTGGCTGTCGTTCTGCGTTTATGAAATATTTGTTGACACCTGGAGTGACTACCGCGACATTCACGACAAAGTTGGTATTATTAGGTGAAGATTGTATGACCAAATTGGGTAAATTATGAATACATTTACCAATATCACTGAGTTGAATTTCTATTTCACATTCCTGATTTGTTAAGGCGCAAAGTGGAATTGCGAGTTCTGGATTATTATGAAAATAGAACGGTATATCTACTATATAACTCGTCGATGTAGTCGCGAGTGGTAAATGTTGATCTATGGATGCATGTTGTACCGGAAGTCCGGATGATTCGTCGGGACATTTACCTATCAGTTTAGCCAGGTTATTCTGTTTCGTCTGTGTAATGTAATGCTCGCTGTAGATTTGTAACCAATCTCTAGGGATTCTCTGTACGAGTTGTCCACCTATTACGAGATCTACATGTTGGAATATCGCGTGACCAATAGATTCGACGTATCTAAAGTCGATTCCACCGTTTTCCAACGGTGGAAGTGTAAAATGTACCCGTACAGTTTTTATCAAATCGCCGGCGTTCGCTGGTATTGTACACTTGAGAATACCACCATATTCCAATTGACCATGTAAGTCATGGGACACGTCGTAGGCTGAAAAGTTCGTATGCTTTTTGAACTGTTTAATGAAATGCGTGTATTCAGGATTCTCTGTGAAGTAAGCATCCTGGGTACCCGTAGTGGCAAGTTGCACCCGTCCTGCCATTTCTAATATAACCCGTTAAAATTTTAAACCCGCTAATCCCCCCTCAACGTGTAGAAGGTTGTAATTCAAAGCGTATATCGAAAAGTTTATATTCCGTGAAGTAGATGTTTCATCGAGTTCCACGTCTAATTTCTTATGAATAATACGACTCATGTTTAATTGACCGGTAGGATAATATAATTCTGGTTTCAAAGCGAATGAATATGTATAAAATTCATACGCGGGATCGGGACACCCTGTATGATGTATTAAAGATTGTTCGTAGGCTAGATATTTACCTGTGTGATCAAACATGCGTTTACCGTTACACTCAAACCGAATATTCTTCACGAACCGGTAATCAGATCTTTTATTCGTCACACGGCTAGAAAATGCCTGATCGGTTGATGTTACGTCGAGTAAACGATCCTCGTTTCCTACGTTTGCACCAGTTTCTTCTTTCGCCAGAAAGAATAATTCTTTCACAGGGTTTGTAAATTTTAACAGTGCCGATTTCTTCGATTCATTAGGTTTAAATTGCATAGTCGATAACTGTAACTGTGTTATGATATACTGCATGGGGCGCGTGAGTAAAAAGTTTATCTCATCCCGAGTGATGAAGTAAAAATCTGTAATGATAGCCGCTTCAACGATAGATCCTAATTCTGTTTTAGTGCGTACCATATTTCCATTTACTTCTTCGTAGCTAAACGTCACGTCATCATCTACATCTTTAAACTTTATATGTATTTCGATTAACTGACGAGTAATAGCGCATATAGGTATAGCTAAGCTAGGATTCCTAAAAAAATAGAACGGTAAGTTCAGATAGAAGGTCCTCGGTGCGGAGACGATTTGAATTTGGTTATTGTGACCATTCATGTAGTAAAGGGTTGTGTCTGCATCATCTTTATTGCTATGTAGTTGGTTATACATGTCTATATAGTCACCTGTAAGTCGCTGAATTGTTTGTCCACCGATTACCAGGTCGACATACTGTATGACGCTCGTAGCAACTGAAGCATTATATAGATTTCCGGATGGTAACTCTCCCAGGGTAAGTTTAAGCATCACACTTCGAAGTAAATCGCCGACGTTATTTGGAATACGGGCTATAGCATTTCCACCTAGTGATACGTTTCCAGTGATAGGAATACCGACCGCTTCTGTAGAAAATCGGGTGTGTCTTTTGTATATGGACGAAAAATATGAAATTTTTGGATCACCGGTGAGCCATTGATCCTGGACACCGGTGACAGCTAGGCGTAAACGTCCCGCCATTCTTACTACATGTGAGTAAAATTTTATCAAATAAAACAATGCGATATTATAGATGGATTTACGTTTGAGAAAATTCAACCCAGCTAAAATGGCTGACGACAAGGTGTGTGTATTCATAGGAAAACGTAATACAGGTAAATCGACGCTCGTTACTGATATTTTGTGGCACAAAAAGCACTTACCAGCGGGTATTGTTTTATCGGCTACTGAAGAAGGTAATCATTATTATCAACAGTATATACCTGACCTGTTTATATACGGAGACTACGACAGAGAGGCTATAGAGCGAGTCATGGACCGACAAAGAAAGCTCGTGGGTGCTGGAAAACAAAACTGTGGTGCATTCCTCTTATTGGATGATTGTATGTACGACAATAAATTCATGCGCGACACATGTATCCGTCAGTGTTTTATGAACGGGCGTCACTGGAAAATTTTCTTTATGCTGACAATGCAGTATTGTATGGATCTTCCACCAGCTCTTCGCGCTAACGTGGATTACGTGTTTATTCTCAGGGAGAACATCATCCAGAATCGAGAAAAATTATACAAATCGTTTTTTGGTATTTTTCCGACGTTCGATATGTTTAACAAAGTCATGGATGCTTGCACCGAGAATTATGAATGTATTGTTTTGGATAACACAAGTAAGTCTAATCGCATCGAGGATTGTGTTTTTTGGTACAAAGCGAAGATGCATAAGAACTTTAAGGTTGGAGCTCCCGAATACTGGCACGCGCATAAGAAGATGTTCAATCCTAAACGAAGCAGCGTAAACAGATTGGATCCCAAGGCGGTTAAGAATAGATCCGCACTCAAAATTACCAAGACGAGATAATTTTATCTCTTTACAATAAGATGCCCACACCTAGATCGGGTACGTCTATGAACATAAATCAAGGAAACAGAAATGTCGAAAATTACCTGTTTAGGCGAAATGTCATGAACATAAATACAGTTGGTTCGGGTATGTTAGGTAAGCGAAAGCGTCTTCCATCGAACTACATACCTACCACCAGTAGCGCCAAACGAAAAGATCTAGAAATGGTAGCGAAGGTTGTCAAAGTTTCCAACACGAGAGCATCTATACAGCTCCCCAAACGTGTAATAAAAGAGTTACGTTCGATAAACAATATGTCCACCCTTAAAAGGTGGGAATACGGTGGTAAAATAGATTTTGTGTCCGACGGTAATACGATTAAATTTAATGTTCCTACACGTTTCACCTCGCAACAAAGAATGCAAGTGAACGGGCATATCGTAGGAATTTTTAGGAATTCTTACATTTCATACCACACACACCCGGGTATATCGACTGCTACGGGTAATACACCTTTACCCTCGAATACTCGAAACGTGTACGTCACACTTCCAAGTGGAGCAGATTTTGAAGCGTATATTAAGGGGTATCCGGGAATGCAAGCGAACATCATCGCAGATAGACACGGATATTACGTTATCGATATTTTGGAGTCCGTAGATAGGGGACAGAGACCCGTTCCCGCCACCGTGAATAGACATATGGAATGGGTTCGTTCTCAGCCATTTTTCACTTCTAGGGTGTTTGGGGAAGATGGACAGGAATATTTTAATACTACGTTAAGAGACTGGAAAGGGGCTATTAACGGAGAATTGAATACACATATGAAACGTGTATTTGGTATTTCTATAAAGTATTACATGTACGACGAAGAACCCGCTACGATTACGGTGAGTCGTGTCGACAATTCGAGCGGTCGATAGAATCTTCTAATTCATCGACTTCATACCATGCGAAATGACATTCTTTTGAATTTTTATCGTGTGAGCATATTTCTTGTGCTTCTTCTACAGCTTCTCTGAATCGTAGACGAAGACGCAAATTATCGGATACCGGTTTATTTGACGGGATGCGAGCCGATTGTTGTCGGTATATTTCATTTAGTACATTCTTCCTGGTTTTGTCTAGTCTATATTTATAAGAATCGTTTGAGGAATATGCTCGAATATACATACTATACTCGAGCACTATTTTTTATCTCGGGTTAAAGACTAGAGACATGTATCGAATATAATGGCGTACAATTCTCCCGAATGCAACTTTCGATACAAGGTTTCTTCCCTGGAAAAGGTCGTTGACGGAGATACCATTGACGTTTGCATTGATCTCGGATTTGATGTATGCACGAAGCAGCGTGTCCGTCTTCTAGGGATCGATACACCCGAGTCTCGTACTCGCGACAGTGTGGAAAAGGTCTTTGGTCTTATCTCCAAGAAGAAGCTCAAGGAATGGTGTCTAAAGGCAGTTGAGTCTGAGAAGGATGACATTGAAATTGAGCTTCGCTGCCCGGAGGCGGATTCTAGGGGTAAGTTTGGGCGTGTACTCGCCGAAGTCTGGGTTTCTGAGGACGGTGTATGGACCAATGTCAATAAATGGCTATGCGATAAGGGATACGCAGTGCCTTATGTCGGTCAAAACAAGGCAGATGTTGAGAAGCTGCATATCGAAAATCGTAAGCGACTCGTTGAGCAGGTAAAGGATAACGCGTTATATCCAGCGATTATTGCTAGTATCACAAACTAAATATAACACGGTAGTACAAAAATCACCATTCGCCCTTGTAGCTTAGTTGGTAGAGCGTCGGCTTTGTAAGCCGAAGGTCGCGAGTTCGAGTCTCGTCGAGGGCAGGGCCTGTAGTGAAACGGATATCACCCTGGACTTCTAATCCAGTATTCCGGGTTCGATTCCCGGCAGGCTTGATTATTCGTTCCCACCAACCGAACGAATAAGATTAAATATATCTAAAAAGTAATCCAACGATGCGTTTACGAAATTGCCGGAATAATTCCTCTGCAATATCTTATTCGTATCATACACCACAAATAGTGCAAACAGTATCGTAAGAATTCTACTGGGAACGAGCGAATTCTGTTCCCCCCGTGCGATGCGAGCTCGAGTTGCTGCGGCTGAGGTGGCAGGTGCGTCGACGTCCCCCCCTCGTGTACGTCTCACGTACGTGTTGATAACGCGAGCGATCAAAATGGTTAAGAGTGAGAAGAATAATATCTGACCGAGAATATCGAGTTTGTATCCCATCTGAACTGTGAAGATCCCGGCGACTAACATACCGATAAATATACCCACGACCTCGAGTAAAGCTTCTTGTAAATTAGGTACATTGTGAAGCGCCATACCAGAGATGTATGCCAGAATGGAAAATATGGCAACCTTAATAGGAATGGGTAAACGCACGAGACTCAACAATAGTACCAACGCGAGACCCACTATTCCTATCAATAACGCATTGGAACGAGCGATATCTTTCATGTAGGCGTTCCCGGAGGTCGCTTCGGCGGCCCTGTATGCAACAAAAGTTTGAAAAATAAGGTGTCCAAACACCCCCGCCATAAAAGGTATCTTCTTCTGTAAGTTACTCATTTATATTACATTACAAATTATTTCATTCTACACCTGCATAAAAGTAGGTTTGGTCGTTTTGTACCGTGCAAACGAAGCCTTATCGTTGATGTAATATTTACGATACGCTTCAACTACGTTTGGACACTGGTACGCCACTGGCATACATTCGGGGATTCCTTGGATAGAATAATACGCTGTATCACTTTTATGTTCATCGAAATGGGGTGGTACGTTATTCTTGAGCCATAATAAATGTCCTTCGCATGTATGAATTTTGCCATAGCGTTTCGTGTATTCTTTTGATAGGGCTAACCCGATTTCACACGCGAACATGTAATTACGAAGACTCGAAGAAATCCACATCGTCATCGGATGCTTCTTGTGCGCGGGTTTGTACCCACGTTGTGAACCACTTTTTGTATACGGTGCATAGTCTCGGACATGTTGTTCCTGACCCGCGTAATACCACGCAGTGTATAGCATCTGTGCAATTTCTAACTGAATTTTGACCACATGTTGATCACAGGAAAGTTCTGCAATCTCTTCCGGAATCAACGAAAGAAAGAAAATGTTCATCTTATTTTTAGTTAAAATGTTTTTCGACTTAAGTACACTTAAAAAATTTAGACTCATTCATGACAATGCACGCGTTAGCAGCTCTTTTAATGGCACCGGCTGGTGCGTTAAATAGACGATTTAAGAGAAATAGGGCATCCTTCTTAGCAGAACCACCCCCACCCACTGACACCGTCGAATCATGGGACTACGGTGCATACTCCGTGAAAGCGACGGTTGAAACCCATGACGAACACGGTGAACTCGATAAGACTTTCATTGGGTATAGTCAAAATATGGATATCACCGAACGCACATCTATAGCTTGTGATAGATACAAGACCCATGGTACAACTTGTGGAGAAGTTCAGATGGTAATCAAGGGTGGGGAATGTGACGAAGTTATTTTCATGAAACTAAAAAACAATACCACTCTAATTCGTCTTCTATGACAATGGGTACGGCGATTTAAAAGATTAGTTAACAATATAGGTAAATGTTATATGGTATAGGAATTTCAAAAGGTCTCGAAATGGAGAGTATTCGTGTCAGTGGGAAAAAACATGTATTGTTTCGCGGTGAATCGGGTAAAGTTTCTATGCTAGACGCAAAATGTCCACATAGAGGTGCCAACTTATGCAAGGGTAAAATAAAAGGTGATCATGTTCAGTGCCCGTACCATGGTTGGGAATACGACGCAGATGGAAAACTTGTTAAAGTACCTTCCACACCTACCATCCCCGTGGATGGAAATATTGGTTCTCAGTCTGTCGTAGAAGACGGTGGTTTTATTTGGACCGCCAAGAAAAATCAACCTCTTCCTACACGTTACTGTAAAGAACTGACCGATCCTAGCTGGGTTCAAGTTTATGGGTCTAAAGACCTAGAGGGTAATATTTACGACTGGATTTTAAACGCGACCGATATTTCGCATATAAATTACGTCCATAACTTTGCCGACGAAGACAATGGAATAGTCAAGAATCTTAAAATTGAAACAATAGACGATTACGTTGATTGTTACGCGGTGGTTCAACCTAAAGCCTCGTCTACGTTCACTGAACACATGCAACCCAAAGATGGTGCACCCGTTCATAGTAGATTTGTGGCTCCGGCTACATCTATCGTGCGTATCAAATTAGGTGGTAAATATGAATTTATCACGTTTAGCACTCTATCTCCTATAGACGACACTCATACTAAGATGTCGTGGTGTATGATGTACCCAAAAACACCCCTGATGAACAATCCTATCGTAAATAAAAGATTTCACGATAAAATGTACGAGACGGTCGCTCAAGATGAAGCTATAATTAAGGAGATTGAATGGGTTCCGATGTTCGTGAATGCTCCGTGTGATAAGTTTCAAATTGAAGCATTAAAGCTTTTAGAAAAATAAATCGAAAAGTATACATGGAAAATGAGCGACATGTCGTCGTAGAATCACCTGATGGAAATATTTTTATAGGCGTGAATCCAGACATAGAAGCTCCTCCAGTTATTGAACCTCAACCTCAACAACGCCCACATATGCAAATTTACATCATGTATCACGAGGTTACTCGTGTGGTTTTATGGGTGTTTTTGTGGTTTGGTATGTACGGGTTGGTGGCTCGTAGGTCGGTGATAGACATACTAAATATAACGTTTCTGGCAGCTACGTTATATTCGGTGCATTCGGAAAAGATCGAGAGTCGGCCGTTTGTGGTGTTACATGCTTTTTATTGTTTTGGGCTCGTACCTATAGCCGCTGTATTAGACCTGTGGTGGGATGTTGGTTATTTATTTGCGTTGGGTATTCATCTTCTAATAACTATATACTGGTCAAAATTGGACATACGAGAGATTAATTAAAAAACGGAACACGAACCACCGCCTTCATTCCCTGGATAAGCTTTTGAACCCGTCCAATCATTGGAGTCATACGGGTATCTATGTATCCAAAGGTTACATATCCATTTAATACCCGATTTCACCGGTAGACCACCGTGCAAGGACTTTCGTGTTTGGTAGCCCCAATCTGTGAAATTGTTAAATAAAAGTACATCGCCTTTACTGAGTTTGAATTTTTTACCTAAATTAGGAAACTCTGTTTCCCCGCCTTCGTAGTCATCATTCAGTGCTATTATAGCGGTGACGGTTCTGGGATTTTCTTCATCGTAAAATGCGTCTTGGTGGGGTGCGTAAAATCCACCCTCTTTGTACCTGAGAACCTGTAACTGTTCACTGTTAACTGGTTTTCTATCCGTGAATGATACACATTTCTTAATCATCTTTTTGGCGACGCTATTCTCTTTAGGATCTATCCACGCGGTTTTGCTATCTCGTATCTTCTTATCTATATGATAATCAGTATCCATGACGGATGGTTCCAGCTTTGATCCAGCTGTCTTTATAATGTTATCACATTGTTCGGGTGTGAATACTTTGGGTATAACTACTGGTTCTTTGTAGTTAGGTTTCAATAGAATGCATAGTAGCGCTACTGCTACAAGAATGAACACTATCATTTAATTATATCCAATATTAAATTATATGGAAGCTTGCAAACATATCTTTTTCGTATGGTTTCCAGTACATTATTCATGTATAGAAGTAGCTCACGAACTTCGGCTATTATGTCCAATTCTTTTGATCGATCTATCGTGTACTGTCTCAAAAGATCACCGACTGTATCTATATACATCTGGTAGATATCTCTAATGTCGCGTGTTTTACAGTTACTCTTATCTCGTCTCTGAAGTTCACGTTTTAAACCGTCTTCTGAGAGTTCGTTTAATAGATATTTCATACGTAAATATCTATTATCCTCATACATATACCCGTGTCTATATAAAAGATCGTATTCGAGTTGTACCACACTCACAGAAATCTCTAGAATTGTAATGGAGGCTCTAGATCGTCGCAATTCTGAATGTGTGGGTCTTCCACCGCACGGAATGTCGCCATGTTCTCTCGAGCGTTTTTTGAATTCGAAATAATGTGGATTATGTATTCTACCGGTCTCGATCGCACCAGTTCTCCAATCAAAAGCCACGTGACACTGGGTACACCACATTTGAGCACAGCCTTCTATTTTGGATATTGGTACATTGCATTTGGGACACGGTTTCGTGTCCTTTTTCAACAATTTCATCGTTTTTACGGTGTCCTTATTACACACGTGACCGGGTACAAGAAGTTCATGGCACTTATCACAGAACTTGTTTTTACATATCCCACATACCCAGTCGTCGCACAAGAATCCACGGCAATCTTCTGAGGGGCATTTTTGAGCTATCTTATGATACTTATCACTAGATATGGTTGGTTCGTTTTGATTCAACACCTGTAGTGTCTCGTAAATATCCATGATAGTCGTGCGTAATACAGAATCTAAACGTGGTTTCACTTCGTCGTTTACGTCATCGGTCTTATACATGTTAGTCAAAATGTAAATTAAATAAAGATACGACAATCTTAAACTCCGTACTTGTAACTCACGAACGACGTATGGCTGTGTTTCCGGCATGCGTGCTATTTCTCTTTGAAACAACACGTTTTCGCGATGTCGTCTACATTCGCGGTTTCTAAATATAGATGAACAAAAACTGTCCACAAATTCCCTGTTATGGACGTGTTTGCATTTCATGCAGTGTGGTTCTTCCGTGGTACTAAGTATATATGTTTGCGAACATGTTCGACATGATTTTAAATCACAAAAAGGACACTCGACCTTTTTGTGATTTGAATTGTTGTATTTTTCGCAACACACTTCACAACATTCCATTATATAAAGAACGGGTATTTTCTTTAATACTTCTACTTACGAGTCATGCTGTTCATGAAAGATCTAGTCCATGACTTACTTACCCTGTTTTTCTTACTCGAAGGCTTCTTTGTTTTGGTCATACCCAACGCAGTCGCGGGTTTGGTGAGAAGTGGCTTTTTATTATTATTGGGTTT